GCCAGACCGTGCAGCTGGATCGCTATAAGTTCTGGGGAACTCCTGGTACTAAGGATTCACGCGAGCGTATTGCTGACCAGACTATTGGTACAGCTAATAGCCGTAACATCACGAAGGAGAAAGTCCTCGTGGTGCTTAAGGAATACACCGGCCCTGCGGACCCAGGTGATCCTACCCAGCCTTCAACCTTTAAGATTGCTCGTGAGACCCTGGTCACCGCGCAGCGTTTGCTGCTCGACACTGGCAACTTGAACATGTTCCACCAGTCAATCGGTAGCTTGACGCTGCTTGATGACTATCGTCGTTGGCGTGACCGCGTCTTCATTGACGAACTTGCAAAAGCAGAAGCACAAGGTGCAGCTTCTTCAAGCCAAGGCGGTTATTACTTCGCTGGTGGTAAAGGTAAAGATGGTACTGGCCGTATTTCTTATACAGCTGCTGAGTACACCGCACAAGTACAACAGTTCTCTGTTCGTACCGACCTTCTCGAAGTTGTAAAAGATCTTCGTAAGCGCAACGTACCTACATTTGCTGATGGTCTGTATCGCTGTATTTGCGATCCTACCTTCATGATGCACTTGCGTCGTGACGAAGATTTCCGTGAGATCGCTCGCTACGCAGGCAATCCTGGACAAGGCATGTACATGGCTAACCCCATGATGCCTAACAACTCCAGTTTCTACATGGGACCACAAGCTGGTCAGGGCTACTTCCTGGCTGGTGAACCTGTGATGCCTACTGGCGTTCAGTTTGAAGGCGTTAAGTTCTTTGAGTCAACCAACTTCCCAAATAAGAGTGTAACCACCTCATTTGATGCGGGTGCTAACTACGCTTCTGAAGAAGTTGCACAAGGTTACTTCTTCGGTCCTCAGTCTGTTGGTGTTGGTATTGGCGGTCCTAACGCACAAGTACTCATTAACAACAATGATGACTTCTCTCGCTTTATCATCCTGATTTGGCAGCTCTATGCTGGTTTCGAGGTCTTGAACAAAGACTTCATCACTACTGCATTCAGCTACCTCTCCGATGACGGCGTAGTCTGATCATAAATAAGTAAACCTCTATCAAGAAAAATGGCATACTTATCTGCTAAGAAAATCTTCCCAGGTGACATGACTGAACCCCTTAATGGGTGGTATCAGAATATTGACACTACTGGTGGATCACAAAATAATGCATCCTTGGCAGGCCCGACTTCGGTCTTGGCCAATCCTGGATGGCAGTTTTATCAACTGCGTGGATACGTACCTGTTACCAATACTGTTGGTGCAGGCTACGTCACTGTGGGCGATGTGATCATCCCTTCTCCTTACAAGAATGATGACACCCGCGTCAACATCACTGGCATGACTGTCACTGCTGATGCTGAGCGCCCTGCTTACGTTTATCGCACTGCTGTTTCCGTAGCCTCTGGCTGGGGTGACGGACGCGTTGCACTGGATGGCATCACTACTTCTGGCGCTACTCAGGTAATCGGTTTCGGTCCTGGTACTGCTACTGCTCCTGTAAGTTTCTCAGGTGTAGTTGAAGGAGCTAATATCACTGCTGCTGCTAGCAATCTTGCTGCAGGTACTGGTGGATTGGGTGCTTGCCCTCTAGATTCTTCTGTTGATTACGAAGTCTTAACTGCTAACACAAACTTCCGTGTTTATTCCAAAGCATTGACTAACTCCACTGCCACTAATGGCGGCTGGGCTATCTCTAATGCTGACGCAGCTGCTGGCCGTGCTGGCTACATCCTTTGCGAAGTTTGCTTCGTACGTCAAGATGTTCCTGTCGATTACGACGAGCTTGAGCAGTATCTTCCCTACAAGATCGCTTCTAACTATCCTGGTTATTGATATTTAGGGTAACATGGGGCTAGTTAATAAATAGCTAGTCCCAATGCTCTTTAAACACAATAAAACCGGTGTAAGGTTAAAGATCGTGTCTGAATGGGATGAGGGCGATTGGTTCATGGTCGAAGACCAAGACGGTCGCATCTTTACTGTTTACAAGACAGAAATTGTTGAAGACAAGGAAGCATCTAAGAAGGTTAAAACTCTTCAAGTAAAAGATGCAGCCAAAGGTGACGAGCCTCGTAAATTTCCTACAGATGTTCGGCTTAATGTCAATGGAGCTACGGCTCAAATGATTGCCGATCATATCAAAGGAGTCGGTCTTAAAACTGCAAAAGAGATTAAGGATTTACAGCTTTCTTTGTCAGGCGAAAGGTTCACTAGCCTTGAGCAGTTAAAATCGATTCCCCGCGTAGATTGGGACTCAGTGTTTGCAGCTGATCTAATCCGCGTCTAATGGTTAAGCCCCTGTAGGGGCTTTTCTATTATTTGTGCAGATTATAATTAACAAATACTGACGGTGCATTGTGCAGTTATCTGATTTCAATAAAAGCCGCGTCAGGTATCATCTTGGGTATTACGTTACCAGTGTCCCAGCAGGTGACTATGCGCGGCTAGAAGAAGCTTTGAATTCTGTCCCTGATTCAGTGTTCAACGATAAGATCATTTATCAGATCAATCGTTGTGACGCTGCAGAGAAGAAAACACAGCTTGCTTCTTATGAGGATGACTTCACTCCTCCAAGCACAAGAGTCGAAGGTATTGTGGGAGACGTTGATCGTACGATTCGCTCCAGCAATGTCAAAGATGCTTTGAAAGTATGGGACGAAGTTTATCTGTATGAGACTAATCGTCTTGCACAGATTCTTTATGTACCTAACTACAAAGATCCCTTCCAGGCACGTTATCGCTATGAGCGTTCTGGGGCAGAATTTATCATGGCTCTACCAGGCCCAGCTGATACAGCAGTGGGCGCAAACCTTTACCTTCGCGTTAACTACAGATAGCCATGCCCCTTAACTTTCTCGCTAAGCAAGCTGTACGATTTGGCAGGCCGGTTGTTAGTTCTGCTGTTGATGCTATTACAAACCCCCAGACTTATATCAAACTGGGAGACCAGGCTAGTGACGTACTGCAACGGACACTTCCGACTCGTTTTCAAGGAGCTGGCTTTAAAGATATCCCGACTGCGTTTACTGGAACGCTTAATGATATTGCAGGCATGGCCCCTGGCGCAGCTAGAGAGCAAGCACGTAATAGTGCAAAGACACAATTAAACCAGGTTGCGCGTTCTTTAGAGCCTACCCTTCGTCGCCCTGCAGGACAAACAGCATCAGGTTTGTTAAGAGCGCCTAACGTAGGCAGTGCAGCACCGCGCCCAACTGTAGCGACAAGTGTGCCTGTTACACAGCTTCCACAGGCCGGTGGTCCTTTAGCTCGTGATTACGCCTTAGGACGTAGCTCAGGAGCTGTTAATGAAATGGCAGATGTTCGTAAGCTTTTAACACAAGCACCTGCTAAAGCCACAAGTTTTTTAAACAACTTAAATCCTTTTAATAAGCCCGGTCGCCTTCTGAATCCCACTGGATTTCGTGGGGGTCTTCTTTACGGTACAGCTGCTGACCAACTTCTTCCTCGTATAGGTTTAGATAAAAAGAATACAGCCGCTATTTCCACTGCACTTACAATGCCTGGACCCCCATCGTTGAAACTTTTAGCGGGTCTTATGGCGCATGATTTTAACAATCCGCTTGCTACTGGAACCTTGGCGGATGCCCCGCAGCTCACTCCTGCACAAATAAAAGTAGCCAATAAAGCGCGTAAAGAACAAGGATTTTCTCCTTTAGGGCCTAATGGAGAAGTAGATAATAGACAAGAAAAGCTAACACCACCTAAATCTGAAGAAATCTACGGATCCATTCCTCCTTCTGTCAATGATGATCTTCCCGGACAGAACTATGATTCAAGTGTGACACTGCCTGGTGCACCCACAATAAATAATCCTCCTTACGTACCACCCACAACGCTGACACCTGATCCCGTACCTCCTACGCCAACACCAGACATTGGGCAAGCAATGGATCCTTATGCATATCAATTAAATGTATATGGACAAGGACGCCAAGATGCTGCTACACAGTCTTCACAAGCTGCTGTGCGTGACCTAGGACTTTCTATTCACAGGCAACTGTATCCCGGCCTTTACCCAAATGAAGGGCCTAAAACACCCTTGCAAGAGCCAAGCACAATGAACAATTTGGATGCAATGTCTGAACTAGATGCATCCACGAACGCAGTAGAAGAATTAATTGATCCTACAATTCTTGCTCAACTCAATGCAATGAACTTAAGGAGGTCAGGTTATTAATGGATTACCAAATCACTGATAACGATAAAGCAGCCATTGTCAGAACGGCACAACAGTTAGGAGTTACCCCTATTGAACTAGGAGCCGTTCTTCAGCGTGAGTCAGGCATGAACCCTAATATCTGGGGTGGTAAAGGCGGCAATTACTATGGTGCTATTCAATTTGGTGGTCCGGAACGCAAAGAAGCTGGCTTAGATCCTAATAAGATTGGCAACTACAGCCTGGCAGAGCAAATGCCACATGTTCAAAAATGGCTTGGTGGTCGAGGGTATGAGCGAGGAATGGGAGTAGCTCTTTTATACAACACAATTCTTGGTGGCAATCCAAATGCCAACATGAATACACAAGATTCGTTTGGTAGTTCAGTAAACAACTCTTTGCGAAGATTCCAACCCGGTGGTGCTGATTACACTGCAGCACAGAAAAAGCTAGGAGATCTAACTAGCTACGGTGTAGGGCAAGGCGGTCCAGGCTTCCCCCAACTCTCCTACCAATTCGACGAAGACGGAAACGTTATCGGCATTGACCCCAGCTCAGCTGGTGGATCTACTACTTCCGGTGGTAATACTTACAACACTACTATCAATGTCACGGAAGGCAAAGATAAAGCGAACTTTATGGATGCGATCAAAAAGCAACTTATGGGTCAAGCGCTTCTGGACCAGAATAAAAAAAGTTCAACCTCGTACGACCCGATGAGTATTGTCCAGCAGTACACAGGCATGAATTTAAAGCAATTTATGCCAGGAGAAACGACTAAAGAGGAGACACCTGGATATTTAGATCCAGCAACCTATCTAAACTTAATCAATAAGTAGTAAAATAAACTGATACTAGAAGTGGAAACATGACCGCTACGAATACTAATAAGCAGCCAGTATTTGTTGATCGGCCGCTAATTGCTCGGACTCGTTTAACAAATCAGGTTGTTGGTAGTAACGCAACGGTCGAAGTCCAGGGTGGCCAAAGCCCTGCTCTACTGGTTGATATGGATGCAAACCTAAGCTCCGACAACAACAGTGGCGGCATCATCGATTCAGTAAGGGCTGTTCGTGATGACATGAACACCTCTATTGATCCTGACTATATTGTTAATACAACAACTTCAGGACAATTCATTGGCTTGGTTAGCGGCCAGACTGTTTACGTTACTAGTACTGGTCTTTTGGCTACTGGTACTTCTAACGGCCCTGGGTATTACACCTATACAGGAACTACTGTTACTGGAGAAATCAATACAGAAATCCTTTACTCAGGAGGAGTCGTCAATGGTTTTACATACACTTCCCTTGAAGCTGGCACTCTTCCCGCAGTCACATTAGCTCTTTATCACACTCGTGGAACCACAGTTCCCATCCCAGCAGATGGTGACTACCACATGGTTAGCTACAAGACCCTAGCCGTGGGCGAAACTAACATGGATTTCACAGATGTCTTGCCTGAACTCAGCGTACCAGTTCCTAATACAGGTAATACCGCAGGACTTGGAGAAGCCAGTCCTCTTCGTAATAGGGCTATCAATCTTCAACGCGGTGATCGTCTTTATGTTGGTGTTGTACAGCGCGGTGCACAGTCTTCTCAAACTGGTTATGTAAACGGAATTAGAATTACAGCGCAAGGCGGTTTCTATTGATATGACACGAAGAAGACCCGGAGGAAACTTTGGAAACTTCGGGACCGATTCTTTTGCAAAAAGACCAGACAAGAAAGATAAAAATTATAAAGTAAAACCAATCACAGGAGCTTTTGGGGGTAGCGTTCCAGACTCTCTTTATAGCAGCAATAGAGAAGCAGCCTGGACACGATGGCGCAAAGGATGGGAGCTTGCTGTTGGAGATGGGGCACGTAAGTCTTTCTTGTATCCGTTTGACTATGAAATTCCTTTTCCTCCAGGAATCATTACACCCATTGGTGCAAGACAACCTGTTATCTCCGGTGTCTTACAGGGTTTTCCAACTCAGAACAAAGAACTGGGTATGCACTGGGCCGGTGTTGTAGAAGCAGGTAACTTAAGATTTGATGGCTTACAAGCACAAGATGGAACCCTGCTGGCAGTTTCTGGAGAAGCTGATCCAAGAGTTTTGTTTCTCAGCAGTGGCCAAGACAATACAAACTATTGGTATATACAGCTCAGTGGTACGTTTAGCTCAGGTACTATTTCTGGCGTAACAGGGCCTTTACCTCCGCCTTTGTATGTAAGCTTTGGTCCTGCTGGCAGTCTTAAAGCAATCAACGGAGACATACTGGAAGATACGATTTTAACTGTGTCAGGAGAAGCAATCGATGCAGAGACACGTGATCCATTAACCAATAAACTTTACGGTTTTGTACAAGCTGTTCTTATTGATGTTGATCAAAATCAAGGCATCCTTAAAGTTGCAAAGACTGGTTCAGTAGAGACAACGATTGATTCCGGCGTTAGAAGAACGCCGTCTCGTATACCATTTCATCCAGGACGATTTCTTCAGACAGGCAGACGTTACTGTTGCTCTTGCCAGGATTACATGCGTCGTGATTACGCTTACCTATCTAATCTTGGACTTAGAAAGAAACCTTTGTTTCCTGTTACAAGGTGCGCCACGACTAAACCGGGTCGCTACGAAGTGATGACAATGAATGGGCAGGTGATGAATGCAGCCCAAACCAAAGTTAATGCACAGATTCAACAAAACCGTTTGATGACTCTTGTCTATCCAAGCGGTAATCCAAATGATTACTCTTTACCAGGGGTTGGAACATTTGAGTCAGGCAAAAACATTGAAGATCCTAAGAACTTGTATAGAGATTTACCAGGTGTCTTCTCTGATTTCGGCAAAGCGTATACCAGAGGAGTTGGACCAAATCCTGATCAAGTTGCAGAAGGCATGCCTAACTACAACGATTACAGGGCACCCGGCGGAGAGCTTACTTTCATCGCTGACAACTGGACCTACACACTTGATTCCTATCGTTGGTGCAAGCACATTTATGCAATGAAATTTGCTGCTGGCGAAGCACCACCAGAACCATCAGATTTTCCTGTAGAAATAGGGCTTATGAGTGAATGGGAAACAAAATTAGTTCTCAGAACCCAAGCAGAACAGGTACGTGCATTTAATAAACTGGATTATTACGGAATGGGGTACATGGATGTACCACCATTCAATATCCAGGCACCAATGATGATGCCAATGATGCAAAGACTGTTCAATGTACCTAGTACTTTTATCGATATAAAAAACTTCATGATGAAAGATAAAGACGGTAATTACTATAGTGTTGCTTCAGGACAGAAACCTGATTCAGGCGGTCAGTCAAGTGGATTCACTATTAATGACTGGAACTTTAAAACCAACGCTTACGACTTAGGACCAGGCATAAATTACTAGGATTTGACTTAGCATAACTTAATCCTTTATAATGTTTTTATCAAGGAACAATAAGTTCTCTTGATATTCAAATCAAGTTACTCGTCGAGCTGGTTGACCAGTGTCTATAGTGCCATTATTCTTTTTCTCCTCTTACCATGATCCATCAACACCTTCCGAACGACGCCCGGATAGTTGACGAAGTTTTCAATGTAGTTGCAAAACCAGGACTGGCAAAAGTAGGGTGGCTTCTTGCAATGGTTGCCGTTTACGGTAAAGCACCTATTGAACTAGAAGGGTTTACCTGGAATGAAGATAATTCAATTAACATCAAATCAAAAAAAAGACCCATTCACCCTCTGCATCCTCAGTGGGTTTTTATTTTTCAACTCAAAGAAAAGCAGCCTCTCAAAAAGAAAAGCTGCTGGAATCTCCTCGTCGTCAGCTTAACTGATGCAATGAATAAAGAACAGATCAATCTTTCAATTGATGGTCTTATTCTTGCTCATAAGATTCGTAAAATTTATTACACTCCTATTAAACGACAGAAGCAGTTGCCTGCTCTTGTTTCTGCTTGAGAAGCTTCTCTACCAAAGGAATATTCCAATAGTAAGTGTCACGGCACCTAGTCATTGGTCCCGCACCAAAGTGCTTTCCTAGTTTGTAGTCACCACTATCCCGCATGCGATAGAGCGTACTGGTATCTACGCCAAGCATCTTTACTGCGCGATGCCTTGGTTGCCAGCTACTAGCCATTAGTTTTAATCATGTACATATCTAAAATAGTTCCAGATACAGAAAAGTCAAGCTGTGTGCAGAGGATGTTAACAGAGTCTTCAACAGGTTGAAGTTTTATGATATTTACCTGACATAGGATGGATTAACGGCTAGAACAACATGTTCAAAACGGAGAACGAACCGCTCGCACTCCTACTTGAACTCCGACCGAAACAAGCGAAAAAACGTTTTAGAGATGAAATATACAAAGCCTGGAACTATAAATGTGGATATTGTGGAAACGAGGCAACCAGCCTGGACCATATTATCCCAAAATTTAAATCGGGTTCTTCCAACCGAAATAATTTAATTCCTTGTTGTCGTACATGCAATACTAATAAAGCTTCAAGCCCAATGGAAGAATGGTACAGACAACAAGAATTCTTTTCCCAAAAAAAATTAGATGCTGTTCATGAATGGACAAAAGGAGATAAAATAGTATTTACTTCTGATATGAGCCAGCTAAGGCTAGGTGTTGCATAAATGGCTACATATACAAGCAAAGGATGGAAAGCAACAAATTTAAAATACAACGGAAGAAGCTCAAGTAATAATCCATATACAGCAGGTGAGTTTTCAGAAGCTATACCTACAAGATCAGCAAACCGTAAAACGGATGCAAAGACTAATCGTCCAGAAGAAACATCAACACAAATTTATGTAAAAATTAGAAATGGAAGAGTAGTAGATCTTAAAAATGATGGCAAAGATTATCAAGGAGATGAATGGAAAGCATTTACTATAAGGCAACCGAATGACTATGATGGTTACGGGTTAAAGCAGTTTGCAGAAAATAGAAACTTTGAATGGACTGATAAATATTTAAATGAGGCACGTGGTTTTGGCGACCGAATAAAAACTGAGCGAGAAAATAACATCAAAGATAATGAGACAGCTAGAAGAACAAATGATGCGAATAGAATTTTAAATGAAACAGACCAAGCTTATAACGAAACAGTCCCTGCGTTACGTCAAGAAAAAGCAGATGAATTTAATGCAAAAGGTGATAAGCAAGTAACAAAAGTAAATTCCATAAACCAATGGAGTTCTTCTGCTGTTAAATGGGCGAAGGCTAGTCCGACTGGTCGCTATGTTGGTAATCGTTCTCAAATAAATTCAAATGCTTCTGGAGGCCAAGGTGAGTTCTTAACTTCATTAGTTAATGATGGTTATATTACAAATAAGGAAAAAAAGGATCTTTTAGGTACTTTAACAACTTCTTATAAGACCTACTACGGCAGCACAAGGGTAACAGCCTGGAATTACGAAGCACAAGGAATCAATCCCCCTGTAGGGGGCTTTGATAGTAAGTATTACATAAACCAAAATGAAGGCAACAGTAATTTAGAAAAAAAATGGAATAATGCTGTAAAAAACGATGACCTTGATATTCTTGTTCGTTATGAAAACAAAGGTAATTTTGCATGGAATGATTACAGTACAGTAGGAAAATCAGCTGGTTATAGAGGTAATAAAGAAAAACCAACAGCACAAACAGATGCTTATAGAGAAGATTTTCAAAAGAATTTTTCAGATGCTGATAGACAATTAATTCGTGATAACCAGCTAGGCCTTACGGGTGAAAGGATATCAGATGGCAAACCTATTCGCACTGTTAACTGGGACGACGGAGTAGGTGGCGATTTAGAAGTAATTATTGGCGGCAGTATTGCACAAAGAGAATTAACAGAACAAGATAAGTTTAAAGGCCTTGGTCTTGACATGGCAACTGATGCAATTAATGAATTAAATAAAGCAAGAGCAAGAGAAAGAGAATTAGATATATACAAAGGTTTACCAGGATTTAGTGAAATATTTAATATGAATGCGACACTTTCAAACTCTATCCTGGGTGACTCAGGTGTAGGCGGAATCCTAGGAACGATGGGTGTTAATACATCCCAATTAGAAGAAAGTTTTGAAGATCAAATAGGGGCGGTTACAGGCGTAAACTTCAATAGCTCAGAATACAACTGGCAAAAATGGTTTAACGATACTTTAATTAAAGATATAGAGAGTAAAAGTGAAGTACTAGGTTTTGGTGTTGATTACAATAAAGATACAGGAGAGGTAAAAATCGGAGACGAACGTACAACTGTTTATGAACTAGAAGAAGATTTTAAAAAGAACTTTATCGATAACTATGTAACGCCACGTTTTGATCAATCAAAATCTATGGATGAATTTATTAGTTACATTGACACTATTGATAAAGAAACAGAACAAAATATTTTTCAAACACAAACAGCAGTAAATGCACTGCGTGATGTCGCAGCATTACGTGCAGAAGAGTTTTATGCAGGACTAGAAGGAAAAGTAGGAGATAGTTATCAAAAATCTTTTAATCCTGAATTTTATTTTAATCCTGGGAATTCCGCTAAGTATGGAACTGTAAATGATGCCAAAAAATTAGATTATGCAAATCAGAAAAAAGAAGTTGCTGCTGACTGGAAAAAAGCAAAAGCAAATCCTAATTCCATCGCTTACGCATTGACTAAAAAGGAAGCTAAGGACTTTGGTTTAACGGGGTCAAGAACTGGAGTAACCTGGGCAGAGCTTGCTTATTATTATGGTCTAGATTTAAAAGATAAAAATTCTTTTGCCAAGTTACATTACGACAAAATAGGACGAAGCAAAAATTTTGACCCTGCACGTGATGTAGTAACAGACAGTGATGTAAAAAGTTTTATTAGCAATAACGTTTTATCTGCAGTAGATGATTCACGTGATAAGTTTGGTGATTCACCTTTCCTTGCTTTTGTTACACCTGAAGAATTTGCAAATGAAATACTTGAAGGTATTGATCCCTTAGAAAATAAAGATGAATGGAAAGAATTGCTTGAGCTATATGGACTAGATGAAAGCGCAACATTAAATGAAGTAAAGGAATATATTCTTGAATCCGTTAGGACAGGTGCAGCAAAAGATATAAGAGAAGGTATTAAATATTTAAACCAAAAAAGTAAAAAGCCTACGCAAAAAGAGTTAGGCGTCACATACATCGAAAGAGACGAAGACGCAAATCCTGAAGAAGATCCTGATGCTGATGCCTTATACAAAACATTTAAAAATGCTGGTTTTGGTGGTACGCAAGAAGAATTTTATGAAACGTTTTTGCCAGATATGGATAGAAATGATCTTAATATGATCACCCAAGGTCTTGAGGGGCTTCAACTTAAAGATGCTGACATGAGTGATCCATTCACCGCCTTAGGTTCTGTTCAAGGCTTCCTAGGTGACGACGGTAGTGATCTATTTGGATCGTCAGACGAAGATAAAGATAAAGAAGAAGACAAAGAACCTAGTTATTTTGATTTATTTGCTGATGAAAAAAATTATGATAACGATTACGCAAGCGATTCAGGAAGAGAGTTGATTACAGATTTTACAAGTTTCTTTAAGTAAAATAAACAAAAGGATCTTATCCAAATGTCAGACAAGCCTAAGAGAGCAGCGAAGGCTGCCAAGCTGCATAAAGATAAGATGAAATGCAATAAGCCACAAAAAACACCAGGGCATAAAACTAAGTCCCACGTCGTAAAAGCTTGCGAAAACGGTAAAGAAAAGATAATCCGTTTTGGCCAGCAGGGCGTGAAGGGAGCCGGTAAAAATCCCCAGACAGACAAAGAGCGAGCACGTAAGAAGTCATATTACGCAAGACACAATGCACAGGATAGCAAGCCATCTAAAATGAGTGCCAGGTATTGGAGTCATAAGGTCAAATGGTAACTTATGACTCATGTAGACATTAAAGTTTCAGTAGAAGGAGTACGTACTCTTTACCAAGCAGTCAATGATGCACTGGAATACTGGCCTGGATCACCAGCCAGACCAGCAGAGGAGCAAGAAAATTATAGACAAATGAAATTATTTTTGTTTAGTATAGTTTGTGAAGCTAATTATGACTTATGAATACCGCTGGCTCTTATGTTCAAGCAAAGCCTAAGAAAACACGTCAAGGTCAAGGCAAGCATTCAAAGCCTTCTCATCGCCGTAAACAGTTACGAGGGCAAGGAAAGTAATATATAGTTAAAGGGATTCTCTTTCAGCGTTCAATGTACCCCTATAAGACTGCGTTGAACATCATTAAAACCTTTGAGGGCTTTAATGAAAAAGCATACCCAGACCCTGGGTCTGGAGGAGAACCCTACACGATTGGCCATGGAACACAGTTCTACCCTGATGGTACTGCTGTTAAGCAAGGACATATGTGTACCAAGAAGAAAGCTCTTGAGTATGTTCTCAAAGACATCAATATCATTGCGCATGAACTCAAAGCTTTAAACATGGGTCTATACCCATCCAGCCTGGAAGCATTGATTTCTTTTATCCATTCCATTGGATGGGAAGCTTTTTTGTACAGTGAAATTATTGACCAATTAGACAGCAACGATTACAAGGCAGTAACTGAATCCATCAACCAATGGGTCTTTGATAAAAACCACCAGGTGATAGGAGGTTTACTGGATAGACGCAGACAAGAAGTCAGGCTATTTCTGCAAGATATAGAGATGAACCCATGGCCTTCAGACATGATTCTACTAAAGGCTTTTAGAAATTATTCTGCAGCACCTCACCAGGTACGTGCTATTCGGGAATTAGAAAGCGCAGTCAGCCCTTACGTTTTAAGTGAGTTCGCAAATGCCTTTTGCGTGACAGATACAATAGATGAAATGGAAGACGAAGAGCTAAGAGACATCTTTAGTTCTTGGAGTTAGAATTATTCCAACAAGGTCTGAAGAATGGAAGATTTCACATCGTTGAAAGAAATGGATCTGCCTTTACACTTACAGCTTTCTATGCGTAAAGCCGAGTTGGCAGCGCAAGAGATGACATGGGACCAGCTGCAGATTGCTCTTTTGAATCTGTACCACCAACGAATGCTTGAGCTGCAAGCAATTAAGGACATGCTCCAGGCTGAAGACGTTGAAATTGAATTTGATATCCCCACAGATCTAGAGCTTACTCAGCTTGCTATCAGCATGATGAGTCAAGAGATGGACGACGAAGAGGATGATGAACAGCCAATTTTTGGTTAAATTGTCATGCTATCAACTGAATACAGGCTACGCCTAGAGTACATTTGCAAGCGCATTGCAAATCAAGAAGAGGTAAAACTCACCGATATGATCTGGGCTGAGAAGCTAGGAAAAGCTAATCGTTCAGCAGGTGAGATGATGCGCAAAGCAAGGCGAAAAGCAAATAAACCAGAAATGGAAGAAGGTAGTCTTGACAGCTTTATGAATGCAATGGATCTAGGTGATCCAGACCCAAGCAATCATCGGACTAAGTTCAATGGTCCAGATGATATTGCAAATTGGTTTAGTCAAGAAAAAACTGATGATTGGCGTCAACGCGATTAAGGCCACCCAGTAGGAGCTACAATTCCTGGGTGCAAAAAGTTTTGTCCACATCGACGACGAAGATTATTTAAAACTTTTCTTTTATCTTCTGTCTTAAGGACAGGAGTATGGATTATCTCCCAAGCAACCTCCGCACACAGCTTTGCAGGCAATGGCGGAGGAGTGTAGTGTGCACCTACCACAAGCCAGGAATCAATTGACCTGTGGTCGCATACGCACCGATAGCAGCAATGATTCCAAGCATTGCGAACCTACCGTTTAAACGTTCTGCTTTTGTGTTGTGGTCTTCGGTCACTTTAATTACCTCCATTGTGGGTTCTTTAGCAAAGACGTTTGTTTGTCCATGCTCGTTAGTTGTTACCGTCATAGTTTTTCATGATCTTGTTTATTCTATATCTACAAGACGCGTGAGATACCATTGCGCTTTTTGTAATGACTGAACCCCTCCTTTATATTTTTCTCTCCACAAATATTTGGCGACGTTACCTTTTAAGTACCCTCTATATTCTTCTGGCGTTAGCTGCGCTTCAATTGCTTCAATGCATTCAATATTGCCATCAGTGTAGTGTGCAGGATGATTGACAAGATCTTCTTTTATATCATCTCCGCTTGTATCTGTTGCCCAAGGGACAGGACAAACACCCCCCGGACAATCAGAAAACTCCATAATCACATCGCTAGATTCTGAAGAACCGCTCCCGACCGGTTCAAACCAGTCTGTAGTTTGCGTTGCTGGTTCATCGCTACTTCCTGCTCCTCTGGTGACAGCTGACCCATGTCTACTATCAGCTGCCTTGGCTGAGGTTCCGCTCCGTGCATCATTCCGGTTTCTGCGCTTGGAATCGTTCCCGTTACTCCGCATCTGGGCTGTGCTCTTGGATCAATACTTAGGTTAATACGATCGCTCATATTTTGCTGCGTTGCAGCAAGACCAGTATTGTATTGGTCATACAAAGGAACATCATTAGCCTCATTATCCAAAGGCTGACCAAAACTATCAAGAGTCAACATACGATCTTTTAACGTATCATTCGTTCCCATGAATTCATTGAGGAAACTCATTACACTATGCCCTGGTTTAAGTCAACTATAATTCTATTATGGCTTATTCAAAGAATTATGACCGCAGTTTAGATGCGGGATCTTCTGGTGGAGAGGTTAATGACCTTAACCCACAAAGGGCTTATGACGTAGATATTCGTCGATTAGATGAGGATGAGAGAGAAATCGCGAAGGCTGCGGACACTCGCAACGTAGGGAAGCAAAATCGTGTTGAAAAGTTTCTGCGAGCAAAGCGATCTGCAGGTAAGTTTTCTCAGAAGAGAAAATTCGACGGTCCATGGACGAACAGAGAAGGACAAGTCCCTGCTTTTACCGAAGGTGATCAGTTTGGCAGGGCCGGTTCAACGAACTATGCAGATAAACCACAAGCGTCAACCAGTAGCTTTTTCTAAGCCTTAGCTAATATTACTTCCAGCGGCTGGTTCTGATATTTTCCTTTGCGTTCTAAATAGCTCACTTCACAGGGCTCACCCTGGTAGAACAAGAGCTGGCAAATACCTTCGTTGGCGTAAATTCTATTGAACAAAGGAGTGCAATTACTAATCTCCAAAGTCAAATGCCCTTCCCAACCAGCCTCCGCAGGAGTAATGTTAGCCATAATGCCAGCCCTGGCATAAGTACTTTTGCCTACAGCCACCACCGTAACGTCCCTGGGTAGAGCCAGGCGTTCAATAGCAACGCCAAGGCAGTAACCGTAAGGAGGCAAGATAAAATACTTTCCGCGCTCGTCTTCATGAAGTGCAGTCTCCTTTAAAATTTCAGGATCGAAGTTCTTAGCATCGCACATTCCGTGCTGAACGCCACCAAACAAAAGGCACTGACTGGGAGATAACCGGATATCGTAACCATAAGAGCTAAGTCCGTAACTAAGTACAGGTACATCTTTTTCTTTGGTCACAAGACGATCCTGAAAGGGTTCAATCATCCCCTTCTTTGCAAATTTACGGATCTCTTTATCGCTTAGAACGCTCATCTGACTATGTCTGTTCAGATAATCTACACCAGCACTCTACCTTTTTCAGAGTAAATATCGACAAAATTTTCAGTTGCTTCAGCGATATTGTCTGGTGGACCTAAGTAGACAATCATAGAAACCCCAGTAGACTTTGGCTCCACTTTGTCATCAGCATAATAGTGACGCAATAAAGAAGGTCTTTGCTTCATGATGCACACTGGATGATCAAAGATGTCCTGGCTGTACATCACCATATCCACATAATTGGTAAGATAAACAGCTTGCTCTACTTCACGAGCCAACCATTTACGCTTTAAAGTTCTCCACCAGAGAGAATGCCCTGATGTAAGAGTGGGTGACAAACCTCTAGTCGGCTTCCAGCGAGCATTCTTTTTATCCCAGAAGTAAGACTGGTGTGGAGGAAATAAGTAGACTTTGCCAAACCATTTTTGATCGTTAAGCCCATCGTCAACTGGGTTGTAATAATTTTTTGCTCCTACATACGGATTGGCAAAGGCTGAGCTAGCAGGATCAAGATCAATTTCACCCATGAGCATATGGGCAGAGTCAACTAAATCACGATTTGAAATCCATTCAAAGTCTTCAGACTTTAAGTTCCCTCTCCTTAATCCCATTATTTTGCATCCTTTTCATAATCAACTACAAAATAACGCATCCCCTGACTGTCATTGAGAATATAAGCAGCTGCTGCAGTGGGATCGATCTTAGCTGCTGACTCAAGAATTGTATTAAATGTTTCTGCCATTTTCTTTTCACCCTTACGTTCAGACTCTTCCTTGGCAGCGTGGAGTTCTTCTAGTGTCAGCCAGAACATTGAACGTTCATCCTCTGGTTGCATTACCAATGCACCAGGGCCTTCTGTTTTCCAAAATTCAAAAAAATATTTACCCATATCTGCCAAGATAATTCTGGCAGTTACGTCTGCGTAAGCTGCGCTATTACCATCGACATCCTTCCCGCAAACAGCTTGGAGGATTTTTTCTCTTCTATCTGTCATTGGTGATCAGTTTTTGTTTTTGCAAGACAGTCAACATCTTAGGTAATGGCTGATAGATAACAACCATTTTTCCCAAAACGCCCCGCTTTTTAATCAGCTTACCATTTTCATGACGCATTTTTTCAAACTCACCTGAACGGATTAAATACTCAGCAACGCAACGTAACCGCCGTTTCAAGGGTAGATCAGCATTGGGAAAACGAGTACAAATCGTATCAGGTGTCATATCACGGAAAGCCAACCGTAAACGGTTAGCTAACGTCATATTGCTATTAGGATCCTCTAACTCAAAATCTTTGAGCAATTGGATGTATCGCTGTAGTACCTCGTTATCAAAAGAACCTGATGGAGGTGTGAATGGTTCCACTTGCAAGATCAAGCTTTCAGGAAGAAGCTCGACATAATTATCAATAGTTAAGTTTTCGATCTCAACTTTGTCAAAACGATGCGGCATCTTTTTCTTCCTGAGTTCTAGGGATAGGAACGTTGTCCCAATGCGAGCGGTCATGAGGCTCATAAAGAGGACGCTTGCTTTTGTCAAAAGTCCTGAGGGTAGCCTCTGGGCCTTTGTGATAAGACAAGATCAACTGGTTCCAAGGGATACGAACCAATTGTTTTTTGGCACCTGCGGGAATAACAATGTAATGAACCCCCTGGACCCAGCCGTCAAAGCCCTTGGTCTTGTTACGTTTCTTGCCTTGCAAAATCCAATTACGAATCGTTTGATCCGTTACGCCTAAACGTTTTGCACACTCCTCAGTGGAAATGTATTCATCAGAATAGATTTCAGGACTGACCATATCAGTCTCATCCTTGCTATACCGAGAATGCCACATAGAAGCAAGTATATTACGGATGCCTTTCAGCTCTCCTGCAATAACGTCTAAGCTCTTATTTACTTCCGACATATACGAAAGTTTAATGCTACAGTTCATTTGAAAATACTGTGTTTTTGATGGAAGATCAAGTAACTCAGCAAAGGGATTTTGTTACTCCCAGTCAAGTCCCTCAAGAAGGGAACTATTTTGAGAACCCTGAAGGCCCTCGCTACAACAATCCAGCTGAATACGAGCAGGCCATGGCAGCTCAAACACCTCAACCACAACAGCCTGGTGTTCAGTTCAATGTGCCTGATTTTGCAGCCATGCGGCAAGCTGCTTTACAGCAAGCAATTGAACAAGTAAAAGGTCAGCAAGTCCCTACTCCTCAAGCTCCTCCCGCAAGACCACCACAAGCGATTCCCCCTAATCCACCACGGGCTATCCCACCTAATCCCCCAAAGCCTCAGGTTCAACAAAACCCTGAAGTCATATATGTCAGGCGCAACCTGACATTTGCAGAATTAATTATTGTATTCGCCCTTTCAGTTGGTGTTGTAACAGGTATTCAATTTGGATGGTATGTAGCTACTGATGTCTTGCCACGAATTGAGATCCGCGATAAATAAGCAGTCCTATAATCAACAAAGGATCTTAGCGTTATAGCAGGGTGGCAAATAGAAGAATAACGCAATTCCCTGTTATTGCACCAGGGGATATCAACGATCAAGACGTGCTTACTTTGGTGCACGTTTTTGAAGTTGACCCTGCACTGCGTAATAAAAAGTTTAGCTTTGAACAGCTTCGTTTATATCTAGACGAATACTATATCAACACAGCAGAGTTTGATCCTCTGGTAGCAGGAAATGTTATTGTTTCTGGATACGCCATTATCAGTGGCGAAAGCATTTTTGGATCAACGTTAAATGTTAGTGGTAATACTTTTTTCTCTTCTGATGTAACAATCACAGGAGACCTAAACGTATTAGGAGATTTAAATCTCACTGGTGACTTAAACGTAGACGATATTGATGCAGTTTTTATTACCACTGATGGATTCGAAGCTCAAGTATCTGGTTTTATTAATAATCTTTCTGGTAATACAATCCAAGCCACAAGTGGAACGTATCAACACACTTCTACTGTTACGCAAACAGGTATTACTTCTAATTTTGTTAACGGTAATTTCACCAACTTAACAGCAGATTTTGTTGATATAGGAACAATTGAAGTCAGTGGTATCACTATTACAGGTGAGCTGATTTCTAGTGGAACAATCAATGCAAATGATATCAATGTAACTGGCACCCTATCGGGCGCAACAATTACTGGTGATGTTGTTAATGTTACAGATCTGAACGTTACCAGCGGGAATTTCGATTACATCTCCGGTATCACAATTACTGGCGACAACGTTGGAATTGCTAACGGTGAATTTACCAGTATGACTGGTGAAGACCTACGCTCCCTTAATCTCTCTGGTACGACAATCACCGGAGAAGATGTTTTCATCTTTAACGCGACCATTGTTAGTGGCAGCTATCAAACTCTGACGGGGCAAACCTTTACAGGAAACACTAGCAATATTCTGGACGCAAACATTACTGACTTGTATGCAGAAGTTGCAAACATTGATAATGCAACAATTACTGGTTTAACAGTACACACAATTACTGGAGATGTTGCACAGTTTGAAGCCTTGTACGTTAGTGGTGATGCCACTATTACAGGCAATATAAATGTCAGCGGTGACCTTGTTATTGATGACATTACTGCTGATCACATTGTTGCCAACAGCGGAGAATTTGGATCAGGCTATTTTCAATACCTTTCAGGCTTAGTAATCTCTGGGGAGAAAGGAGAATTTGGTCAAATTGACGTTACAGTTCTCAATGCGGCTGCTCTTCAATTTTCAGGTAACCAGGCTATTAGTGGAAGTTTAGATGTTATTGGAGATATTACAGTTACCGGAGATGTTTATGTTCGAAGCGGTTTAACCGTCACAGGAACAATCAGTGGCACTTCAGGAATCTTCCCAACACTTGATTCAGATGTAACCAGAGTTAGTGGCCTCGAAGCTCAAGTTATCTGGATCAGTGGCGATGCTGTGGTCAGTGGTAATACTGAGTTACAAGGCAATTTAGATGTTAGTGGTTCACTGTCTACCAGTGGTGTTCTTACCGTTCTTGACAACGTATTCGTCAGTGGTGATGTTGTAGTTGGCCCAAGTGGTGATCTTATTGTTTCTGGTGAAAGCCTCTTTGAAGGCAGTGGTTTATTCCTGGAAGATGCAATCTTTGCATCTGATGCAACAATCACTGGTGGCCTTAGTGTCTCAGGTGATTTAGAAATTGCTGGAGGCATTATGCTCACTGGTGATTTAAATGTCAATGATTTAACAGTTCGCAATGAATTATATGTAGGCAGCAATACAGTTATTAGTGGAGACCTCACTGTTACTGGTGGACTGTCAGTCAGTGGAGCAGCAGAATTTTTAAATGCCGTAACAATCTCAGGTGACCTGTCAGCTGATAACATTGTTGCGACAGGAAACATTATTGTTACAGACAATATTACTGCTACAGGAGATATTTCTGGAGATAACGGCAATTTCCTCGGAACAATTACTGGTGACACAGTTCATGCGATCACAGTAACGGGAACGACTGCCAGTTTTACCTCTGGTTTATTTGACACGATTGTTGTCAGTGGTTCTCATACAATCAGCGGCAACTTAGCGGTAAGTGGTGATTTAGAAGTTGATGGTTCCGGTTTATTCCAAGGAACAGTAACGGGATCAACAGCAGACTTTACTTTCGTATATGGAAGGAATACCGTATCAGGATTAATTGTCACTGGCGAAACAGGTAATTTTACAGAGATCCTTGCGAGTGGCATTGAATGTAGTGGCATCACTGTCATTGATGAACTTAACGTACCCTTTGGAACAGTAACTGAACCTGGATTAGGTTTTAAACGACAAGGGCAGCCAACCGTTTATGACGGCATCATGTGTGAAAATATTGGCGGACAGTACAGTGAAATGACTTTCGTTAACCAGCAAGCGTCAGGAATGACACTTTCTTCTGGTAATGGAAGGTTCATTCTAACAATTTGGGGTGGCTAAAGTAGAATGAAAAGATCAGTAGTGGTAGTCAGGTAGAAAATTATGCCACAGTATGGCGAAGTACGGGTTGATTACATCACCTATACAACCGGCGTTGTTCCGGCTGAAGGCAATCGGACTGTCACAGTTTCAAGCCTGATCGGTAACCCTACTTTTACTGGTGATGTCATTATCTCTGGTAACACATTTATCAGTGGTCAATTAGATGTTAGCGGTAACGTAATCTTTGACCAGAATTTAAATGTTAGTGGGGATACTACTCTCAACAATTTAACTGTCACAGGAATTGCTTTTGTCGATGAATTGTATGTAAGTGGTGACACTACTGTTACTGGCAATGTTGGCATCAGTGGTGATACTGATATTCGCGGAAACTTAACTGTTACCGGGACATCTCAACAGATAGGAAATGCACAATTTGGAAGTGATGTTTGGATCAGTGGTCTAACCACAATTAGTGGTGATCTTTACGTATCTGGCACTATTTCAGGTGCCACGGATGGTGGCGTAAATGGTTCTGGTTATTGGAAGATTCCTTCCGGTACATCTGCTGAACGTCCTACTGGTGCAGGCCAAGTTCGTGCTGGCATGATCCGGTACAACACTACTCTTGATACATATGAAGGATTTGATGGTGGTGAATGGGGACCACTTGGTGGAGGTGCAACCGGTTCTGGGACTGATCGCGTATTTGTACTGAATGAACAAAGTGTCAACACTAACTACACGATCCCCGATCAGATGAACGCTACCAGCTGTGGACCGATTACAATTGAAAATACAGCAGAAGTCATCATTGGCGATGGCGAAAACTGGTCAATCGTTTAACTTAAAGAGCAATGACATTACAACTAGGCGGCGACGGTGTAATTACAGGTTGTACTTCTCTTCAAGAACCTGATCTTACTGTTAGTGGTTTAACAATTAATGGCGCTCTAGAAGCTCCAAAAGCAATCGTTAGTTCTGGTACTGCTGCAGAACCTTCTTATACGTTTAGTGGTGATATAGATACAGGTTTATATTATGCAGGCACTAACACTATTGGTGTGTCTACTAATGGCACCCCTGCAGTAATAGTTAACGCTGTTCGCCAAGTGCTAGTGGGAACGACTAGTGCGCGTAGCGATTTTAATAACGGTACTGCATCTTGCAAAGTGCAGTTAGAAGGTACTAACTTTCCTTCTTCAAGTATTTCAATTACACGAAACTCTAGCGGTGTAGGAGCCCCCGCTCTTGAACTTGCAAAAACAAAAAGTACCGATGTTGGAGGAGTTGCGGCTGTTGTAGCTAATGACAAGCTTGGAACCATTAATTTTTCCGGATCGGATGGAACAGATCTTATCCGTGGTGCCAGGATTGAAGCTCACGTAGACGGTACACCTGGCACTGATGACATGCCAGGTCGCCTAGTGTTCTTAACTACTGCAGCTGGTATGGCATCACCAGCCGAACGTTTGAGAATTAATAAGGAAGGTAAGCTGTTGGTGGGGATTACTAGTGATTTTGGATCAGGTTCTGCCGGAGATCTTATTCAAGCTGCGTCAGGTTCAGGAGGTCATCTTTTACTTGGAAGAGAAGACTCCGCAGTAAGTGCCAATGAAACTATGGGACTTATCCGTGGCTATAGTTACGCAGGTAGCGTATGGGGAGAAGCTGCAAGAATTTCTCTTCAAGCTGATTCTAATCACATATCTACATCTAAACCCGGTCGCATACTTTTCTCCATTACTCCTGATAGTGCGACTACCCCTACGGAGCGTTTTAGACTTGATAATGAGGGTAGAGTTGATCATTTTGCTAGTGACGCAAATGCTTATGACTTACATGTCGCAGACAGTGGTGCTACTGACGTAGCTTTTGCGGTTAAAAGTGGTGCGACTAGCCTTGACGACGGCACCCTAGTCATGAACATATTGGCAGATGGTGATATAGAAAATGCAACTGGTAGGTACACACAAATTTCTGATCTTAAATTCAAAGAAAATATTATAAATGCTTCATCTCAATGGGAAGATCTTAAAGCGATTAGAATAGTAAACTTTAACTTCAAAGAAGAAAAAAATTGGGGTACGCACAAGCAAATTGGTGTTGTCGCTCAAGAAATTGAGGCTGTTTCTCCTGGTCTTGTTTGTCAAAGAAAAGAGGAAAATGGCGAAGAGTATAAATCCGTTGCATACTCCGTGCTCTATATGAAAGCAGTCAAAGCTCTTCAAGAAGCGATAGAGCGTATCGAAACCCTTGAACAACGCCTAACTGATGCTGGCCTTTGATCTTAAATAAAAATCTCTCACGTTAGAATAGTTAAAAAGTAGTTGGTAAAAAATGTCTGGCGTTCTTCGTTTAAGCAATAACGTTACTGGTCGCAGCACCATTGTTGCTTCTGCAAATACTGACCAGACTTTTACTTTGCCTTCAATTGGCGGTACACTGTTAACTGGTGGAAGCAGCTTAGAAGTAATATTTCCTCCAGGAACAGAAGCCTTACCTGGTCTTCATGTACAAGGTGATGTAGATACAGGTTTATATGCTCCTGCAGCAAATTCATTAGGTATTTCTACGGCAGGATCCCAGCGCCTAATAATTGACGCTTCTGGCAGGGTTGGAATTGGAAATTCAACTATGTACCAATACTTAGAAGTAGGCTTTACTGACGACAATGCTACTTTTCAAGGCACTGGTGCTTTCGGAGATTGGGGTGCAGGTTCTAGAGGGATTTTACTTGAAAACAAAAGTTCTACTACTGGCTCTAAAGTATTAGCTCAATTTAGAAACACTGCTAATGATTGGTTTGCAGGCACCGCTCATAATGGAACTAACACTGATTTTATACTTCAGCGTGAAAATTTTGATCCTACCCTAATAGTTAGTGCCGAGGGCAGGCTGTTGATGGGCACACCGTCTGATATTACTGGTAGTACAAATTATATTCTCCAAGCTGCAACCACAGGTGGTGGAAGTATAGCTCTTGCTAGAAATGATGGGACAGTAGGAGTAAATGAATCCATGGGGAGGATTACCTTTTATGGTAATGACGGGGGAACTTATGAAGCTGTTGGTCAAATTGATTGTCAAGCAGATGATCCTCATGCAGCAGGTGACAAACCAGGTCGCCTAGTGTTCTCCACTACTGCAGATGGTGCGTCAGCAGTAACTGAGCGAATGCGACTGGACAGTTCGGGTTCGTTGTTGATTGGGTCTACTCAAAATCAGATAGTTGGAAGAGGATCTATTGGCGGACGTCTTCAAGTTAGTGCTGATGACAACGAAGCAGCAATAACAATTAAAAGAGCCACTGCGGGTGCATTCGGTAGCTATCTTGGCCTTGGTAAAGCGAGAGGAACACTAGCGTCACCTAGCATCGTTCTAGATGGTGATGAACTTGGAACAATTTCTTTTGGAGCTTATGACGGAACAGACTACGCATCATTTGCTGCACAAATCACAGCTATTGTAGATGGTCTTACCGGTGAAAATAACACTCCAGGGAAGCTTCATATCTATACGACTCCTGCTGGAGGTAGTCAATCATTGGCACGAATGCAGATAGATGCTCGTGGGCAGTGTATAGCTATATCAGATGGAACAGGCTCTGTTGACAATATATTATCAACTCTAGGTGCCAGTAGTAGTAGCTCAAAACTACTTTCTTGTCGGCGTAATGCAACTAGTGAAAATTTTGGATC